GAACAACACAAAGAAGGATACTCGCTTTGGAAACAAACAGGATACAATTTGCATACTATTGGTGGCTACACTATCAAGGGTGGATGGAAAGGTATCAACAGTTTCATGCCTATTGCACAGTTAAATAATTATGTGCCTCGTTTAGTAGAGCTAGTAGTAGACTTTACAGATCAATATGCTAATGTGCCATATGAAGTAATCAACGACTACAAAAAATTAGCATTGCTAATGCCAAAACAATTTGATCAGTACATTACAGAACCTGTAACAGTCGAATTAACATCAGATCTTTTACAAACTTCAGCGGTAACAGTCAGTGATCGCTACAATAATTTTGCAAAAACAGCCGACGAACACATCGATTGGCTCTTCTTTGGACGCCGTAGGAACTGGCAAACGAACCTAATTTCTCCACTCAATCATAAGTAGTTCTTGACATCGATGATAACTAATGCTAAAATAGCGTTTTTAGACACGGAGACATGGGTATGGAATTTAATGAGATACTACTAGCACTTGCATTTGTAATTCTTAACAGTTACTTTTCGTTTAGAGCTGGACAACTAAACGGTAAGTTCAGCGGGATCATACAAATTGTTCAATTTCTCAAGGATAAAAATGCGTTGAAAGATAAAAATAGCATAATCGGATTTAATCAATGGCCAGCATTGGTTAAAGAAGTATATAACAATCCTTATGAAATTGAGAGTGACTAATGGCCAGACGCAAAAGTAAAGACATATATTTAATGCCAGAACCTAAGTGGCAGGAAATACATACCCTTAAAACTGACGAAGAGAAGACTAAATTGTATCGCAAGTTTGAATACTTTGTACATTACGAAGTAGCAGACAAGAAATGTGCATCTACAATCTTTACTTGGTTAGAAAAAGATAGCGGCTTAGACAAAGACCTAATCAAGAAGTTAAGAAAGGTTCCTGATGTGTGGTTTAGTTCGTTTGCTAAACACACTTACATTTGGCACAAAACAAATGGCTACATGAACCCAGATGTTAAGGAACATCTATTAAATAAAATTCCTGCATTAGAAAACAAAGCCGAAAACATCATAGAAGAGAAAGAAGCAAAGGCGGCTGATGCAAAACCCAAAGTTAGTATACAACAAAGAATGTTCGAGCAGGTGCAAGGCCTGTTAGGCAACTGGGAAGGTCACATTGATGATTTAGTAACTGGTAAGTTTGATCTTAAAAAGTTTGACCCGTTTACAGAAATGAAAGTGTACGGTGGTGGCGTTGTAAAACCTAATCATGCAAAAATTATTAAAGACGATTTTGATTCAGCATATCGAGAAGCATTAGAAGTTGTAGAATGGAAAGACGAAGACATTAAAGAAGCATACAACTTCATGGACAAGAAAATGCGTAAAGACTTCTTGGCCATTTATGAAAAAATTAATGCGGCTTGTGATGCATTTATCTTAACAGGCAAAGCAAACAGAAAGACTCGTAAGCCTAAAGCAGTAAGTAAAGAAAAAGTTGTAAGCAAATTGAAGTTCCAGATTAATGACAGTGGATTAGGTATTGCAAGTATTAATCCAACTGAAGTCATTGACGCAACAGAGATTTGGGTGTATAATACAAAAACTCGTAAAGTAGGCATGTATGTAGTAGATGATCTAAAAGGCGGCATGACTGTTAAAGGAACAACACTACAAGATTTTCATCCTACTAAGAGTGTACAAAAAACATTGCGTAAACCAGCAGAACAAATTAAAAACTGGACTGGAAATGCAAAGACTAAGTTTAGTAAGGCGTTTAAGGACCTTACGACAACGGATACTAAGATGAACGGGCGTTTTAATGACACAACTATCATATTAAAAGCCTTTTAGTAGATAAATAGTGTTATGGCGATTAATAAAATAGGTTACGAAAACAGAGAGCAACTTATTAGCGAAATCAAACTGCGTTTAGCAGATGGTATTGTTGATGTAGAACTCGATAGAGAACATTACGATGTTGCTATCAACAAGGCACTTGCTAAGTATAGACAACTTAGTTCTGGTGCAGTTGAAGAAAGTATGATCTTTATTACTACTCAAGAAAATGTAACTGAATATGTTTTACCAGACGAAGTAATGGAAGTTAGAAGACTTTATCGTAGAGGTATTGGTACTAACAGTGGCGGCGTAAACTTTGATCCTTTTGATGTTGCATTCAACAACATGTACATGATGCAGGCAGGACAAATAGGCGGCCTAGCAGTTTATGATGCGTTCTCACAATACAAAGAAACAGTAGGGCGTATATTTGGTAGTGAATATAACTTTATTTGGAATCGCAACAGCAAAGTATTACAGATTTTAAGAAATGTTAGACATAACGAAGAAGTAGCAGTAGGTGTATATAACTTTATACCAGAAATGATACTGTTAAAAGATGTCTATGCAAGTGACTGGTTAAGTGCATACGCACTAGCACAAAGTAAGTTTATGCTAGGTGAAGCAAGAAGCAAATATAGTTCAGGCTTACCAGGTGCAGGTGGTGCAATTACTCTTAACGGTGATGCACTGAAATCAGAAGCTCAAGCAGAGTTAGAGAAACTAAATGAAGCGGTTCACATGATGGAAGAAGGCAGTGACCCACTAGGATTTGTAATAGGTTAATATATGATAATAGGATTAGTTGGACTAATAGGTTCAGGCAAAGGCACAGTCGCAAACATGTTTGTAGAGCGTGGTTGCGTTGAAGATAGTTTTGCTTCTCCATTAAAAGACTTATCTGCATCAATATTTGGTTGGCCCAGAGAACTAATGGAAGGCGATACTATTGAAAGTAGAGACTTCCGTGAAACAGCAGACCTATACTGGGGTCGCAAACTAGGTATCCCAAACTTCACTCCTCGATTAGCCTTGCAATTAATAGGTACAGATGTACTCCGCACACACTTTGATTCTAACATTTGGCTACACAGTTTAGAATATCGCATACGAAGGCAACATGTAGATACACCTTGTACTGTTATTAGCGATGCAAGATTTAAAAACGAATTAGATCTTATCAAAGAAATGGGTGGAGTTGTTATTTGGGTACAACGCGGAGATTTACCTGAATGGTTCGAAACAGCAAAAACAGCACACACTAATGCAGTTAGTCACAAGATAATGAAAACCAAATATGCAGATGTACACGAAAGCGAATGGAACTGGGTAGGTCATCCAGTAGACTACATTATTACAAACAACGGCACAATTAAAGATCTAGAAAAACAAGTAGAAGACATTCGAGACTGGAACACAGGCGAATTCAAACAAACACTTAAAATAGTATAATATCCCCTAATACCTTTCAATTTCCATAAAGCCCAATAATACCTTAATTCTGATAAATAAGTGCATACGATCATTCGTATCTTAATATATTAGGAGAAAACAAAATGGCAACATTAGTATCGCCAGGCGTTAGTATTAGTGTATCAGACGAAAGTTTCTACGCACCTGCAGGTGCTGGTACTGTTCCTCTTATCGTAATTGCAACAGCACAAGATAAGACAGCACCAGATGGAACTTCGACTTCCGCTTATACTACAAAGGCAACAGCAAACAAGTTATATAATATAACTAGTCAGCGTGAATTACTACAAAACTACGGTAACCCATCATTTAAAACAAGTGGCGGAACACCAGTTCACGGAGACGAAACAAACGAATACGGTCTTGCAGCAGCTTACAGTTTCTTAGGCTTATCAAACAGAGCTTATGTACTTAGAGCAGATGTAGACTTAGGTCAATTAGAAGCAAGTGCAACTGCACCAGCAGCTAAACCAGCAGCAGACGCTATTTGGGTTGACACAGGCAGTTCAACATTCGGTATTAAAGAATATGACGGCAGCAAGTGGGTAACACAAACAGTTCTATTAGCAGGTAAAAATGATGTGTATGCAAATACTGTACCTAAAACATCGTTCTCAACTAACGGCTCTTTTGCAGCAGTTACAGTTGACAGCACAGGTGCTCAGGCTTCATTCATATCAATATATGAAAAACTAGCAGGTAACTGGTATAGTGTAGGTTCTTCTGCATGGTCAAGTGCTAAATCAAGTGCAGACTATCAGTGGGCAACTCATACAACTATTCCTTCAACTAAGTTCTCAGGTGGTGCATTATCAGCAGGTGATGTATTCTTACAAGCAACAGCACCTAACAATGGCGCAAACGTTCAAGTTAAGCAGTACGATGCAGTTTCAGGACAGTTCGTAAGCAAGGACGCTCCATTACTTAGTGAAGCATCAGACGCATATGATTATCATACAAAAGCAGGTTCTTTGAACTCAGGTGCTTTATGGTTAGATCAAGTTAACGACTCTTTCGCAAGAGTTGCATCATTTAGATTAAAAATGTGGAATGGTGAAAGCAGCTTTACATTCGGAAGTTCTTCCGCAGTAAGCGACACTGCTATACCTGATACTAAAGTTAATTCAGTAGACGAAGCATTCCAAATTAACATCAACAACTCACCAACACAAATTGATGTATTCATCACAAGTACAACAAGTGGTAATATTTCAGTTGATGATGTTGTTACTGATATTCAATCAGCACTATCTTCCGCTAATGTAACAACTACATTTGCAGACCAAGTGACAGTATCGAATAACGCAGGTGTTATAACATTTACAAGTACTAAAGGTAATGACATTAAACTTACTGAAGGTTCAAACTCAGCATGTGTTAGTTTAAGTGACTTAAACTTAAACGCAGGTACTACAAGTAACTGGAAAGTTTCTTTAGCAGCTAATACACCAAGTGCAACTGAGCCAGTAGGCGAAACAGCAAATGCTACATTATGGTATGATGCAGACATCAGCACTAACAATGTAGACTTACTAGAGCACAACGGTACTACATGGGTAAGTTTAACAACTGATTTCCAAACTAAAGCAACAGAACCAACACTACAAAGTGACGGTACTACTTCTTTAGCAAGTGGCGATGTATGGTTAGACAGCTCAGACACTGAAAACTTAAAACTTTATAAGTATGATGGTTCAAGTTGGAATCTAGTTGATCTTGGTGATCAAAGCACACCAGACGGTATCTTATTTGATGACTTTAGACAATCAGCAGCATCTTCATTAGATGCAGACGCTCCAAGTGCATCTTTATACCCACAAGGTATGTTAGGTTGGAACTACAGAGCTTCAGGTGGTAATGTTAAGCAATGGCGTAAAGGCTATGCATTAGATTCAAGTACAACTGCTGATGTTTGGGTATCATTCTCAGGTAACGCAGCAGATGGCACAGGCTTATTGTTAAGAAAGGCACAGCGTAAAGCAGTAACTAAATCTTTACAAGCAGCAATTGCATCTAACGATGACATTCGTAACGAAACAAACCGCTTTAACTTAGTAGCAGTTCCAGGATATCCTGAATTAACTGACGAAATGTTAGCATTAAGTGTTGACAGAAAAGACACAGTCTTTGCAATCGTTGACGCTCCACTTAGACTAAAAGCCGATAATACTAGCACAGCAGCATGGGCAACTAATGCTAATACAGCAGTAGAAAACGGTGAAAACGGTCTTGTAAGTGCAAGTGCTCAAGCAGGTGTTTATTACCCACATGGTTTAACTACTAACACAGATGGTACTAACATTATGGTACCAGCATCACATATGGCATTGCGTACATTCGCATACAATGACCAGGTTGCTTTCCCTTGGTTTGCACCGGCTGGTTTCCAACGTGGTTTAGTTAGTAATGCAACTTCAGTAGGATACTTAGACTCAGCAGAAGGTGAATATGTCCCAGTTTCATTGAACGAAGGACAGCGTGACGGTTTATACTTAAACAAGGTAAACCCAATTGCATCATTCCCAGGCAGAGGCATAAGTGTGTTTGGTCAAAAGACATTAAACCCATCAGCAAGTGCGTTGGATAGAGTTAATGTTTCAAGATTAGTTATCTATCTCAGAGAGCAACTTGACGATGCAGTTAAGCCGTTCTTATTTGAGCCAAACGACAGTGTTACTAGAAATAACGCAAAAGCAGTTGTTGACAGACTACTTAGTGGTTTAATACAACAGCGTGGTTTATTTGACTATGTTACAGTTTGTGACGAATCAAATAACACACCAGCGAGAATTGATAGAAACGAATTGCACATTGACGTTGCTATACAGCCAGTCAAAGCAGTTGAGTTTATATACATTCCGATTAGAATTCAAAATACTTTGGGTTCAACTGGTTAAGTTTATACTTAAACTAATTAAAAGCACTCTTCGGAGTGCTTTTTTTTGACTAAATTAAAACTCGAGTTTATGTTTTTTGTCATTATCTGATAAATAATAGCATATAAAACATTTATAGATTTTTTAGGAGAATATAAAAATGGCAAATCCAACTAAAGATAAGTTCGGAGTACCGATAGACGAGGCTAATAAAAAAGCAGGCATTTTAATGCCTAAGTTAAAGTATCGTTTCCGTGTAAACTTTTTGTCGCCTTTTGCAGGTTCACAAAATTCAACATCACTAACACAAAATGTTCAAAGTGTAACTAGACCATCTGTTAGTGTTGACGAAGTAGAAGTACACAGTTTTAACAGTAAAATTTATGTACAAGGCAAGCATACATGGCAAACAGTAGATGTTGTTATTCGTGATGATATTACTAACAGTGTTGCTAAACTTGTTGGTGCTCAAGTACAAAGACAAGTCAACCACTATCAGCAAACAACTGCTGCTTCAAGTAACGACTTTAAATTTGATACTGACATTGAAGTACTAGATGGTACTGAAATAAGCAAACCAACTGAGTTTTGGCGTTTAGAAGGATGTTTCATCCAAAACGTTACTTACGGTGATCACGACTATTCAGCAGCTGAGTCACAGATTGTTACTTTAACATTAAGATTTGATAATGCTACACACGAAGCGGGTACAAATAACGTTAACGGTAGAGCTGGTAATGAATCACCATTCACAGCCGCAGCAACAGGTTTAGTGACTACTAGCCCAGCAGGTTAAGAAGGTAACTAACTATGCCATCTTTCTTTAGGAATTGGCGTAATGCAGACAGGTTTAAACCTGATGTTACGCCACCTAGACAAAAGTTTCAAGGGTTTGTGGAATTTCACTTTAACCCTAGACTGGCAAAAGCAATGGATAATTCCGGGTCTTTTAGAACACAGATTAGTTCTCTGGTTCAAACTTGTAAAATACCAGAAATATCTTTTGCTACAACAATCAAAAGACAATACAATCATCGCAGAGTTATACAGACAGGGGTCGATTACGGCCCTTGCAGTATGACAGTCATTGACACTGTGGCTAACGAATGGCTTACTTTGTTTATGAAGTACTTTGCATTTCAATATAACGATCCTCGTAATAGAACAGGCACCGGCGATGGCACTACAAGAGATGGCGATCCTAAGCAATGGGACACTAATGCTACATCTACTATTGCTCCAGCCTCTTTTATGTCCAGTGCATGGAAGAGCAATGACGCAGGAATGGATATACACGAAGAAACACATTTTATTGATAGTATCAGAATAATTCAATACCATGGTGGTAGAGGAGTTGAATATATTTTATTTAGACCTCAAATAACCGGATTTGCCCCCGATGACCTAGATTATACTGATTCTGGCTTTAGAACATTTTCAATAGACTTTGAAATAGAAAGTATGACAGTTAACCAGAAGTTTAACTTTGATTTAGACCAGCAAGATCTAAATAGGTTCGAGCAAAATGTTGATGTATTTGATCTTGTAACAAAATTTTTAACTCAAGGAGTAGACAGAGAAACTCCTTCATATACTAGAAACAATGAATTTTTAGGTAGTCCAGAGAGTCCTAGAACAAGAAGTAAACAAGGAAAATAAATGAGCACCTCATTATATAACACATTTGGTAATGCCACTAAGTATGATATAATCGACGGAGCATTACATGCATTTCTAGATTCTGCTACTGTAAAATTTCCATTACCAGAAGCAAGTTCAGAATTACTTGCAACATTAACACAGGCATCTAACAAAACATTTGATCCTGCAAAAACTAGTATGGTTGAAAGCAAGTTACAAAAAGCAGGATTCAAAAAACCAGCAGCAAAAGCAATGACAGAAGTATTGTTAACAGTGGCTGATGCACAAGGCATAGACCCGTTAGAATATTTTGATGTTAATGAAAATTCACTTAACCTTACAGTTGATGCATACAATGCAATGAATAGTTTACGACCAATAGGAAGTCGTGTTGGTATTGCTGTTCCAACTGTAAACAGTAAAAGCAGGGTCGCAGGCCTAATTCAGCCATGAGTAAATTCGCTCAGGGTGTTTACGAAGTAGTAAACACGCCTAAGTACGCCGGCAATAAAAAACCATATTATAGAAGTAGTTGGGAACTAGCCTTTATGCGTATGTGTGACGCACACCCTAACATAAAAAAATGGGCTAGTGAAAATGTTAAGATACCATATCAAAATCCAGTAACAGGCAAATACACTAACTATGTACCAGACTTTATGATACAGTACATAGACAAAAGTGGTGCTGAACATGTTGAACTTATAGAGATCAAACCAGCAAATCAAACCACAATGGAAAATGCTAGAGGCAAAGGACAGCAGATGCAAGTTGCTGTAAACGCCGCTAAATGGACGGCTGCACAAGAATGGTGCAAACGCAAAGGCATTAGGTTCAAAGTTATAAACGAAGATCAAATATTTCGTAACAACAAACCTCGAAATCCCCGCAAACGCAAAAAGTAACGATAAATAGCATTATGCAATTAGGTAAAGCAGGAATGCAATATAGTCTTTTTGCTGGACAAGTAGCCAGCATGTTAGCCATTGTGCCCATGTTCATGTATGCAACAGCGACACAGTGGGCTATTGGTGCTACTATGTACACTGGTATAATGTTGTTTGGATTAACATTAGGTTACCATAGATATTTAAGTCACAAGATGTTTAAATGTCCTAAATGGTTTGAGCTAGTAATGTTATTCTTTGCACACATAATGATGGTAGGCCCTGCAATACTTTGGGTAGCAACTCATAGAGCACATCATAAATTTACTGATACAGAAAAAGACCCACATAGTCCTTTATTCAAAGGATACTTTTACGCACACTTCTTGCAAGTGTTTACAGAACCCAATGTTAAATGGGCAGGTAACTTATTAAGGGATAACTTATATAGGGCACAGGTTAAGTACTATTGGGAGTTTATAGCATTTTATGCACTAGTATTGTCACTAATAGATCCGTTTGCACTAATATATGCTTGGTTAGCACCGGCAGGTTTTGCTAAGTTAATAGGCAGTTTAGTGTTTTCTTATTCACACAGGAACGGCGAAGCACACAATGATTTAGTTGTAGGACTACTTACATTCGGTGAAGGCTTCCACACAATACATCATGAGAAGCAAAGAGAAACATTGTTTCATCCTCTAGACATAGGCGGTAGAACAATACAGTTGATCAAACTAGGATTTAAACAATGACAAAGAAACTAGAAGAAGAATTTAATTTACCACCTATGGACGAAGCACTAGCAAGTGAAAAAGTTCCTCAAGAAACTAAGCAAGAGATTGAGATAGTAAATAACGGCTTAACAGTTGCAGAAAAGATTAATGATGCATTTAAAGAGATTAGAGGATTAGGTGAACACGAAACTGAGATGGACGACATCTCTACTAAAGCACTAGACAGTTATGCACAGCTCATGCAATTAGGTATGAATGTAAGCGATATGGCCGCAGGTAAAATATTTGCCGAGGCTAGTAATATGTTAAAAATAGCACTCGAAGCAAAAGATACAAAAACAAAAGCAAAGTTACAACAACTAGATTTGATGCTTAAAAAAGCAAGATTAGATAAAACAAAGAATCAAAACGATGCTTCAGACGACGGTTCCGGCAATCCTACTCAAATATATGATCGTAACGAATTATTAAAAATTATGAAGGGCGAATAATTTTTGCTTCAAATTGATAAATAGTTGTAACGATTGGATTACTTAGAGAGACAATATGAAATTATTAAACGAATATATAACAGAATCCTTTAACAAGGAATACGGGTACAGAATTAAGTTTGCTGCAGATTGCGGTGCTGAACACATGGCTAAAGTTGAAAGTTGTTTAGCAAAGTATAACTTAGTTAGTGCTACTCCTTTTAAAAGAACACCTATAGAAGAAAACCCAATAGAGTTTGTGCGTTACAAAGGCGTACAATGCACTAGTGAAGTTTGTAGTTCAGATATTATCCTAAAGTACCCAGTCAATGAAAGAATTTTAGAAGTATGGTTAGCAGTTAACTTAGGTTTAGATCACAGTAGAGTATTATGCTACGGTGTTAACGACCCAAGAAGAATCGAAAGCGATATGGCTGCAGAGCGTAAAGTAAGAGATGACGGAAGAGTGGTAAACGAAGACGAAGCAGAATTAGCTCAAGAAAGTTTCGACCATTACGAAAACGAAAATGCAGAAATTGAAGACTTTGACTTATTTGGTGAAGCATACAACACTAAGTTTTTAGCAGAATTAGAAAAAATTAAAGCAGAAAAAGGTGCAGACTACTTTACTAACTATCCAACAAAATCTCAACTAATGGGCGATGATTTAAGACAAATGCACGACGACATGATGAATCAGCCTAACATGGGTCGCACAGGCGAGCAAAGTAAAGAAGTTGATGTTATTAGTCAATCAGGTGGCGGGAAAGTATAATGAACAATCATGATGAGAACAAAAAGTTATTAAATTTAATGGAAGGCATGATGCCTGGCTACCCTGGTATGGACGGGCAAGATCAAGACAGCGAAAATGTTTCTTACAGCAAAACCAAAAGAAAAGGTGATGCTTCTGTAACAGTAAGTGCTAATGCATCAAGTATGCAAGAATTACACGATGTTTTAAAACTTGCAGGTATTACATTACCTAAACAAGAAGAGCCCGAAGGCGAAGTATCAGGCGACGAAGAGCCAGAAACAGCAGTAATTATGCACCCAGATCACGATCATGAAGATGATGAAGAGTGTGACGCATGTGCAGATGACAGCAAAGAAGACCCTGCATATACTACTGATAAGCAAACAATCATCGATAGACTCCGAGATACCCTTAAGGCCAAACTGATCCGCTGATAAATATCTGCATGTCAGATTTATATATTAACGGTGCAAGTTTCGCCGCAGGTTATAGCAAAGAAAATACAACCCATTTCCCTGGTGTTTCACCAAGTTATGCAACATATCTAAAGGATTATATCCAGCCAGAACGGTTTTGGAATCATTCTTACACAGGTAAACCACCACAATCAAGTGTCGATCAAACCATAGACTTCTGTGAACTGTACAAAGAAAAATACGGCACAACAGAAAATCTTTCAGTAGTAATTGAATTAACAGCAGTAAGATACAAGCAGTGGTCAACACTAACATCTATCAATAACGACACAATACAACCAGTATCGTATGTTGAATCTTTTGCTAAGTTAGAAGACTTAGATAGTCCTGAAAACTTTAAACTTTGGTTTTTGAAAAGACATTTAGATGAAAACCTAGATCAGCATTGCGAAGAAGTAAGTCCTGATTACATACCTGATGAAGAAATGGAAAAGTATTACGAAGAAGTAACACAAAATTATCCACCTAGAAAACATCATCACAGATCAGAAGTATTTAAACACATTGCTGAAGCAACAGATCATTTTAATCGTGGAAAACAATACTTTGTAGAAAATAATATTAATTACATATACTGGTGGGTTCCTGGCAAACATAAACAAGGAAGAATGATATTAGATAGGGTAGCACAAAATGTTGGTAAAAACTTTATACCATGCTCTCATCTTAGTGGACAGAATCTTGTACACACAGACCCGGGAGAAACCTACCGTCATCATCCTAGTAGAGAAGGCCATATGCAAATTGCAAACACTATTATGACATACGCAAAAGAAAATAATATAGAAGGTTTCGGTAATGGCTAGAGGTACAGTTGATACTGGTCTAGTTAAACAAGGTTATGCCAAAGTAGCATATACACCTGAGACTTTACGAGACTTTAAAAATTGTGCTGACCCTGAGACAGGTGCATTATACTTTATGGTTAATCATATGCGTATACAACATCCTACTAGGGGTGGCATAGATTTTGAACCATTTGATTATCAGTTAGACTTAATAGAAAACTACAACAATAATAGATTTAGTATTAACATGCTAGGCAGACAGATGGGTAAAACCACTGTAGCGGCAGGATACTTACTTTGGTTTGCTATGTTCAAACCAGACAGCACAATACTTGTAGCGGCACACAAAGCAAGTGGTGCTAGTGAAATTATGCAACGAGTTCGTTATGCATACGAGTGTGCCCCTGATCATATTAGAGCAGGTGTTACAGAATACAACAAAGGCAGTATAACATTTGATAATGGTAGTCGTATTGTAAGTACTACAACAACTGAAAATACTGGTCGTGGTATGTCCTTAACACTTATCTACTTAGACGAGTTTGCGTTTGTGCCTCCTCGTATTGCTAAAGAGTTTTGGACAGCACTATCTCCTACACTAAGTACAGGTGGTGCTTGTATTGTAACAAGTACGCCTAACAGTGACGATGATACTTTTGCACTTATTTGGGCAGAAGCAAACAAGTTGTTTGACGAGTACGGTAATGAACAAGAGGTAGGACGCAACGGATTTAAAGGTTACTTGTCAACTTGGAGTTCACACCCCGAGCGTGATGATGAATGGGCATCTGCAGAACGAGCAAGAATCGGCGAAGAAAGATTTAGACGAGAACACGAATGTGAATTTATCATATATGATGAAACACTTATTAGTCCATTACGATTAGTAGAAATGGAAGGAGTTGATCCGATTGGTAAAATGGGTGAAGCTCGTTGGTACGATAAACCTAATCCACAGCACATATATAGTTTAACATTAGACCCAAGTTCAGGCACAGGCGGCGATAATGCAGCCATACAAGTTATGAATGTATCTACTATGACGCAAGTAGGAGAATGGGCACACAATAGAACTCCAGTAGAAGGACAAATGCGAATACTAATGGAAATGTTAATGTACCTTAGTAACAGCGGATGTAAAAACTTATACTGGACAGTAGAGAACAATACTATTGGTGAAGCGGCACTTGTGGTTATTAGAGACACAGGTGAAGAAAACTTCCCTGGAGAGTTCTTACATGATCCTAAAAAAGTTGCAGGAAAGCGTGGACGCAAAGGTTTTCATACTGGACATAGAAGTAAAATGGAAGCATGTTTAAACTTTAAACGACTGCTAGAGCAGGATAGGATACATGTTAAAAGTAAAGTACTTATTAGTGAATTAAAGAATTTTGTTTCTAGAGGCAATAGTTTTAAGGCTAAACCAGGCGAAATGGACGACTTAGTTATGGCAATGATGTTACAAGTTCGTATGGTTAATTATATTAGCACATTTGAAGATGCTGTTTATAGTGTTGTTAACAGTGGTATTGTTGATAACGATTATGATGATGATGGTGACGCACCGTTGCCAGTCGGATTCCTCTAATTAGATAAATAGTATTATGAGCGTAAATATCCCAGTTATATCAGAAAAAACATTTAACATACTAAAAGGGTTTGGTTTTGGCGTGGACAGTTTTAGTGCTGACGGCAAGCAAGTTATAGACCCAACTGATGCTACACGATTTGTTGTAAGTGAACCTAATATTTTAGTTAGACTAGACTCAGCAACATCAACATTAGTACTGAATACTAGCGAAGATTTAAGTGAGCATAAAGTGAGAACAATGTTAAAGGATCTTGCTCAAGACTATTTAATGAAATTCGACTACAAGATATTTGGTAAAAAAATTAAGGCTGTAGGAGAGAAACAGGATATCGCAAAACAAGCGGAGAAAGACATGGCAGATATTAAAGAAGGATTCGACACAATGTCAGGGTCTAGCAAAACAAGTTACCAATCTTTGGACAATGTAAAGATTGTTGTTAAACATAAAAAAGCAGTTAATGAAGAAGTGCGTGGTTCAAGAAGCAGAAACATTCACAGTATCTTTATACAAAGAGGCGACGAAAGATTTAAACTACCTGAAAATAATTTAGCAATGGCTAGAGCAATGGCTCGCCATGTACAAAAAGGTGGTGAAGTTTTTGATGAACAGGCTACTAACATTGTTGAGATGGCACAAGACCTTAAGAAACTTAGAGAGTTTGTCCACTATGTTAAAACAGCAAAAATCATGAACGAAGATAATGCAGAGTATGTTCAACTAGCAGTAGAGAACATAGAAAGCATTAAAAATACATTTAAGAAATTAAGTGGTGCTAAAACATACGAATCAACAATTGAAAACTTAACTTCAACAGCAGTTGAGTTATCTGAAGATGATGATGCAGAATTAAGAGATAAGTTTACAGTATCGCATTTTGATGACAAAGTTGGTAATGTATTAGGACAACTAAAGTCTTTATCACTTAAGAAAACAGCATTTGAAAGTTATATTACAAAAGCAGTAGCAAACGAATCATTTGCCAATCTAACAGACTTGCTAAAAGAAAACGACTTAGTAGACTTTGCTACACCAGAAGCAAGACTTGGACATCAAGTTAACCAATTAAGTTTTTCTGCAAACGATACTAAACTATCTGAATACTTACAAAATGTTAGTAAGAAAATTACATCAGGTGGTCAGTTAAGCCAATTTGAGTACGGCACAATTAAGAGTTGTTTACTTGGTGCAAACACAAATACACCTACAGTTGAAAGCAAAGACTTAGGTGATGAGTACGAAAACTTCTTAGAGCAATACGATATATTATAATAAGAACCGCTGTGAAGCGTCACTTAGTGTAGAGTAAGTCCACATCACTACTAGTGATAAACAAGCAATTGACTTGTTTCATAGAGTAGAATACCATTTTAAACCCGCCTAGTGCGGGTTTTTTCATAAATAAACATGTTAAACAAAAATGTGTCAACATTTTTAAAAAAACGGTTGACTTTGTTTATCTAGGCATTTATAATAAACCCGTTATCCACAATGTTGTAGATAACACACATGGCAAACATGGCAAACATTTTAGGAGAAATATCATGGCCTCATTAGCAGAAATCCGAGCGAAGCTCTCGGCAATGGAATCGAAAGGTTCTAATCAATCGTCACAACAAAGTGACAACGCAATTTATCCACACTGGAATATCGACGAAGGAACAAGTGCAACACTTAGGTTTTTACCTGACAGTGACACTACTAACGACTTCTTTTGGGTAGAGCGTCAAATGATTCGTCTAACCTTCCCAGGTGTATTAGGCGGAGAAAACAAACCAGTTACAGTACAAGTACCTTGCGGTGAAATGTACGGTGACACTTGTCCAGTATTAACTGAGGTTCGTCCTTGGTTTAAAGATGCAAGTCTAGAAGACATGGGTCGTAAGTACTGGAAAAAGCGTTCATATATCTTTAACGGTTTTGTTACAGATAATCCTTTGAACGAGGAAGCACCTGAAAACCCAATTCGTAGATTTGTAATTTCACCTCAAATCTTTAACATCATCAAGTCATCTTTGATGGACCCGGATATGGAAAATATTCCAACTGATTACCTTAACGGTACAGACTTCCGTGTTAGTAAAACAACCAAAGGTCAATATGCAGACTACAGTACTTCAAAGTGGGCTCGTAAAGAGAGTTCATTAGATGAAACTCAACTTGCAGCTATTGATGCAAACGGTTTGTTTAATCTAAAAGATTACTTACCTGCACAACCTACTGCTGAACATTACCAAGCAATTAGCGAAATGTTCCAAGCAAGTGTAGATGGCGAACTTTATGATCCAGCAAGATGGGGTAACTTCTACAAGCCATATGGCGTTGAAGTTCCTGCAAATGCTGTGCAATCAGGCGTACAAGCAACTACAGCACCAGCTCAACAAGCACCGGCTCCGGCTCCGGTAGCACCAACAGCACCTGTAGTAGAAACAGCGGCACCTGCAGCACCAGCACCAGCACCGGTAACTCCTGAGCCTGCTCCAGTAGCAGAACCAGCAGCGGCGGCTCCTGCAAGTAATGCGAGTGCAGATGATATTCTGAACATGATTAGAAACCGTTCTTAAGGAGACTAACATGCAGAAACCATTTGACTTAACTAAATTCAGAACGGGCATAACAAAAGGAATATCTGGCATTAGTGCAGGATTTCATGACCCACAGGATTGGATATCAACCGGTAACTATACTTTAAATTACTTAATAAGCGGAGACTTTCATAAAGGAGTCCCACTTGGTAAGGTAAGTGTATTTGCAGGAGAGTCTGGTTCAGGTAAAAGTTTTATCTGTTCAGGTAATTTAGTTAAAAACGCACAAGACCAAGGCTGTCAAGTTGTACTATTTGACAGTGAAAATGCACTCGATGAAGATTGGCTACAAGCATTAGATGTAGACACTAGTCCAGAGAAACTTCTCAAAATTAGTGTTAGCATGATTGATGATGTTGCTAAAACAATCAGTGAATTTGTAAAAGACTATAAATCTAACTATGGTGATTTACCATACGATGAACAACCTAAAATGCTATTTGTAGTAGACAGTTTGGGTATGTTATTAACACCAACTGATGTTGCACAATTTGAAAAAGGTGATATGAAAGGTGATATGGGTAGAAAACCAAAGGCACTAACAGCCTTAGTTAGAAATACAGTTAACCAATTAGCACCACATCCAATCGGACTTGTTGCTACTAACCATACATACGCATCACAAGACATGTTTGATCCAGATG